TGCATGATCGCATACATACAGACAGGATAAATCGACCTTGTCATCTAAGAAGTACAGTTTCAAAGCTGTGGGTGAGACACCAGACGAACTTGCACAAAGGGCGAGACAGTCTATCTCATCACCTCCGATTGGAATCGTTACGCCAATGTCACTTGGTGAAGGTGATGATGGTATCTTCAAGATGCACCATGACCTCGGAAACACTATTGCCGACAACCTTCGAAACCTGATATCAACGAACTGGGGGGAGAGACTGCTGGACTACAGGTTTGGTGCCAACCTCAGGGAGCTGACTTTTGAACTGGGGTCGGAAGACACGGATGCAGTTGCTATTGCAAGAATAAAAGCTGCGACTGACAGATACTTACCGTATGTCTCGCTTGATACATTCGAACCTTTCAATGAACTCGTAGAAGAGTCTGGAATCGCTAGAATCGGAGTGAGAATAACATACACTGTCCCACTTGTTGACACTAAGACACGGTCACTAGAGGTGACTCTACACACGGCAGGATGATGGCTGCAAATAGAAAGACACCCAACCGAAACTACCTCTCGAAGGACTTTGCGGACTTTCGTCGTGACCTCCTCGGGTATGCAAGAACATTCTTCCCGGACAAGATCCAGGACTTCAGCGAAGCTTCTGTTGGTGGGCTTTTGCTAGACATGGCCGCAACAGTCGGCGACAACATGTCATTCTACCTTGACCACCAGTTCAGGGAGCTGTCTTGGAGTGAAGCTGTTGAAGTGCAGAACATTGAAAGGCTGCTTCGTAATAACGGCGTCAAGATTACTGGTGCATCTCCAAGCACAGTGACCCTAACGTTCTACATTGAGGTACCTGCTGTGGATAACCTTGGTGTAGCAGTCCCAGATGAATCATCGCTCCCGGTAATACTTCCTGACACCGTTGTTGCTTCGTCAAACGGCGTGTTCTTCTCAACTGTTGCACCTGTGGATTTCACAGAGAAAGACAGGGCGGGCAACCTAATGTCTAACATAGTGGTTGGTGACACTTCAAATGATGGCACACCACTCACATTCATCCTCAGTAAGAACACGACTGCCGTATCAGGCAAAATCTATACTGAGAGCTTCACATTTGGATCCGGCTACAGGCCATTCCAGACTATAAACCTCTCTAACGAGAATGTCACAGAGGTGATGTCCGTCGTAGATTCTGATGGAAACCTCTGGTATGAAGTTGAAAGCCTGACACAGGACACGGTGTTCTTGGGTAACAGAAATAGAACACCTGATCGGGATGAAGTTGAGGAATCGCTTTACGTCGTTCCTGCACCACTGCGTTTCATCACAACTGTTGACCTGCAGAGTAGGTCAATGCAGCTCAGGTTTGGAGGTGGAGATCCAAACGCTGTCGATGATGATGTCTTTCCTGACCCTTCAAAGTTCTCACTGCCCACTTATGGAAGGAATACGATTCCACGGTTCACAGTCGACCCTAATGCCCTATTGCGTTCAAAGACTCTTGGGGTCGCTCCTACCTCTACGACACTAACTGTCAACTATCGTGCTGGTGGCGGAATCTCACACAATGTTGGAGCAGGAACCATTCGATCAATCAAGACCCTTAATATGGAGTTTCGTGACGGGCCTGCGTCTTCTATTGCGACAGCTGTTAGGGCATCTGTGGACGTTGTCAATAACACACCTGCAACAGGAGGAGCCCAAGCACCGACGATCGACCAGCTTCGCACCCTTGTGCCAGCAGCAAAGAATGCGCAGGCAAGGATAGTGACTAAATCAGACCTCATATCTAGGGTGTACTCATTGCCATCAAAGTTTGGCAAGGTCTTCCGTGCAGGTGTGAGGCCAAACCCAAACAATCCCTTGGCATCCCAACTGTTTGTGCTTAGCACCGATTCTAATGGGAGGCTCATACAGACTCCCGACACGCTGAAGCAGAACTTGAGAACCTATCTCAACGAGTATAGGCTAATATCGGATGCAATTGACATTGTTGATGCCAGGGTGATAAACGTTACCTTACAAGTAACGATTGTTCCGACTGCAAACGCAGTACCACTTAATGTTTCAAGAGACGTGATCCAGGCTCTAAGGACGTTGATGTCAACAAGCAACACGCAGATTGACCAAGCAATCGTAATATCTGACGTTCTCAACTCAATCATAAACGTTCAAGGTGTGCTCGCGGTTACCAACATCTCAGTGCAGAGCATATCTGGCTTGCTTGATGGCAGACAATACTCTGAGAATTACTTTGATGTTGAGGCCAACACATACAGGGGTCTCATTGTGCCTCCACCTGGTGCAATATTTGAAGTAAGATTCCCACAATACGACATAGTCGTTACGACGGAGTAAAAAGTGATCGTCATTTTGACGGCCTCAGCCGACACTTACATAACAAACAAAATTGTCGACTCACTTGCTGCTGTTTCTGGAAATGTCGGACATGCAGGGACGATTGACATATTCAAGCTGTATGATGAAAGCTTTGAGGTAACTGGTGCAAACGAGTTGTCTCGTGCACTTCTACGTTTCGACTATGGCAGGCTGAGGTCACTTACTTCATCAATACTTGACCTAAACGACATGAGGGCAGTCCTCAAGTTGCGGCATATAAGCGCAGGACAACCTGTTCCAAGTGACTTTACGATATCGGTCTTTCCCATCACGGCAAACTTCAGTGAAGGTTTGGGCAGGAATATCTCTTCATATTCTGACATCTCAGCAGCAAACTTTCTGTCAAGCTCTGCAAACGTATTGTGGAATACGCCAGGCGCTGATGCAAGTGGAACTCTTGGAGACACAGGCATCGACTACATTGCAAGAGGTGACCTACTAGATGGCGCAGGAGTAAGGTCTCTAGAGTTCAAGCAGAACTTTCCGATCGGAAATGAAGACCTTGCAATCGACGTGACTTCGTTCCTATCAGCGTCAATGGTCGGAATATTGCCACAACCTGCCATAAGATTGTCTCTTACAGGAAGTGAAGAGCAGGATGACATCACTAGGTTCGTAAAGAGATTCGCTTCAAGGCATGTCAAGGACCCAACACTCAGGCCAAGCATTGAAGTCTACTTTGATGATGCAGTACAGGATACTCGTCAGTCAATGCTGTTCGATGTGACAGGAACTCTGTTCCTAACGAACAATGTTCGTGGTGTGAGAAAGAACATAGTCTCAGGAAGCTCGCTTACGCAGATAAGCGGTGACAACTGCCTCATTGTAGATCTCATGACGGGCTCTTTCACAGCATCGTTTACGGGATCACAGTACTCAGCCGTAGAACCTTCTGTTGGAATGTACTATGTCAACTGTGTCATTCGATCAAATGATACGAGAATCGTCACAGGAACCACTGGTCTTTCAAGCTTTATAAGCGCATCAGGATCTGTCACATTCAACGAAAAATGGAGATCGATTGACGGAAGCGTCGTTTACAAGGAATCAGAGCTTACCTTCAACAAGAACGATCCTGGTGGAAATGTCTATGCAACTGATGCCTTGATTGCACACTGCAGTGGCCCACAAAACCTTCCAGGTGATCGAACGGCTGTGATTAGGGCAAAATTCTTTGACCTTGCTTCCGAAGATACAGTATCAAAGTTTGCAATCGAGAAAAAGCCACTACAACTAACTTCTGTGCTGTACAGAGCGTTTGATGTGAACGACAAGAGCCTGATATTCGACTTCGATGCAATTGGGACTAAAGCTTCTTTAGATGAGAACGGAAACTTCTTCACAGTGTACAGCGACACCTTTCCTTACGGCAGGCCAGTAACATTTGAGTTTCTTGTCGAATACAATGGCAAACAGACAATAGTAAGTTCGAACGGTTACACGTTCATGCACGGAGAGTGATGTCAATAGCTAAGAATCGCTCGCTTGGAAACGCAATTGAGGCGGCGTCTCCATCTTTGCCCGTGTCATATCGCGGAATTGACTTCACAGACTCAAATGTCACGACAGGATCATTTAGGCACGACACACCAGGGGCACCGCTAAGATCGACACAACAGCTTCCCATAGATTGGTCGGATTTTTCACGACACACATTCTTTGGCTCTGCAGAAGTCGCAGTTAACGTTGCATTTGACAAGATCATCAACGGTTTTCCCTTTGACGGTAACAGTCAAGAGATTGGAAACTTCCTTGATGGGCTCTCTGGGTTTGAGAGGTATGTGTATGATTCGTTCCAGAAGAGCCTAAACTGCATCTTCATCACAGCAAGTCACATTGCTGTAAATGACGTGGCAGGCGGTACCGATACGGCACTCTCAAAGAGAAAGGATGGATCGAACGTTCTAGATCCTGGTCTGCAGTCTTTCTCACTACAGCTGAAGCTATTTGTTCCCTCCGATTCCAACACAGACTCTGTCATCGTCCAGCGTGCCTCAGGAACATCCGGTTACACACTAGCGTTAGAAGCAAATGCAACATCGGACACGGGTGTTGTCATGTTTATGGTGACATCCGGCAGCGCTGAAATCAGGACGAGCGCAAGTTTTGAGAAAGGCAAGTGGTTCGATCTGTGTGCGCAGACTGTGAGAAGGCCAAGTATAAACAAGCTTGCTGTAAGCATTGACGGGGTTCTTCGGTCGACTTCCTCCACTGCGTATGAGCTTGAAGAATTCAGCACCAGAGGAACTTTACTCTTGATTGGAAGTGGCACATCACATGTTGGAACTGCCACAATATTCACACCAACATCAAACTTGTCAGCGTCAATTGACGACCTAAAGTTCTTCATTGGTAACAGGAGTCAGGAAGATATCCTACAGGTATCAAAGCGAGGAGTCTGGCCCCGAGATGATCTGAAGCTCCTGTTCAGGTTCAACGAGCCCGCTGGTGATTATGCTCAGAAAGATCTGCTACTAGACTCAAGTGGAAATGGACTTCACTCAAGAGTGACAAACTATTCCGATGCTGTGAGATCTTCACCTGACGGTCTTCCATTCTTCTACGAAAGACCTGAGTATAATCCCACACTCTTCCCCGATGCAGAAGAAATTGTTAATCTGAACTCCTCACTTCTGCTTTCAGCTTCACAGTACGATGAGAAAAATCCCAACCTCATCACGAGACTGATACCACCTCACTATTTGCAAGAAGGCCAGGTCTCCCAGGGCTTAGAAACGGAAGAAGGAAAGATAGTTGAAGCTTACCCTGAATCGGGTGATACACCAAGACAGGCAAAACTGGGCTCTGCGCAGATAATCTCAAGCATGCTTTACATTTGGGCCAAGCAGTTTGATGAGTACAAGCTTTTCCTTGATCAGTTCTCACTGCTAGACGACATCAATCCGGTGTCCACCGGCTCAGTCGCAAACACATTCATACTGCGGCAGTCAAAGGAGTTTGGGTTTGAATTACCGAAGCTATTTGAGCAGAACGACCTGAAATCGTCAGAGTTCGGTGATGACATTGGAATTGATCCGTCTGCTGGAAACGTTCCTCTCTCCGAACTACAGTACCAGGCGTGGCGCAGAATAGTTTCGAACTTTCCTGATGTCATAAGCAGCAAGGGGACACTGTACTCAGTCAAAAGCCTGATTCGCTCATTCGGAGTTAATCCTGACACTGCCGTTCGAGTAAGAGAGTACGGTGGTTCAAGGAGTGGGTATATCGGCGGAAGGGTCCCAAGACGAGACTCGATAGGTGAGCTTGTTGTCACCGGGTCATGGAGAGCGACATCCCCATTTCTATCGGGAACTCGAGTTGAACCTGGACTGCCAAGTCCCAAGGGAACTTTCATCAATGGCGTCTCAGATAGTCCAGATGACGGCTTGCTGACATCGGGATCGTGGTCTTGGGAAGGTTCTTTCACATACCCACTGACAAGGCAAAAGAACGGTTATGAATCTCTTGTGAGGATGTATTGCACAGGTTCATCAGGCCTGGGAATGCTTGCAAACTTGACCTTTGACACAAATGGTATCGTAGCGAGCAAAGTTGCCAACGTTAGGCTTCATGCTGCATACTCGACAGTCATACCAAACGGATTCGAGCTTCTGATTCCAACTGCATCTGTGCTCGATGGTGATAGGTGGAGTGTCTCCTTTGGAAGGGAGAAGCTGTCACCACAAATGTCAAGATGGTTCCTCAGGGCAGGAAAAGAGATCGCGGGTGAGGTTGCAGAGTCATACTCAACCGAGACCTATGTCACCTGCTCAGAACAGGATGACGCTTTCTCAAACAAGGGAAGCGTTTTCAATGCATCTGGAAGCTTCTTTGTCCTCGGAAATGAGCCCAACATTGTGACTGCGGGTCAGTTTGTGGAGTATGCATACCCATCATTTGTGACCGGTGCGTTCCTGGGCAATGTCTCAAGGGTAAGGTTCTATTCAAAGTTCAATGATGACGCTGAATGGCTGGAGCACATTAGAGACGTGACATCGACTGGTGTCAAAGATCCACTGACTAACTTCAACTTTGTCACAACAGCGTCTGGCTCATACGAGAGGTTAAGACTCGACGTCCCATTTGACCAGGACATTACGGGATCGGATACGTCTGGTGAGATACAGTTCTTTGATTACTCACAGAACTCTTTGCACCTCACAGGTGTCAATTTCCCAGTATCAACAACAGTTCTTGGAAACACAGATGTTCTGTATTCTGGGCTTGACCCAAAGTTCGATGAGAGGTCAACCAACAACAAGGTAAGAGTCAGGTCTTGGCAGAGTTATGAGAACGCCGTTAAGTACGGTGGTGAAGTTGGTCACGCATATGAGGTGCCAAGGAATGAAGAAGGAGCAGATGATACTCGTTTCGGCATAGAGATAAGCGTAGTGCAGGGATTGAATGAGGACATCATGAGGATGTTTGCCGACCACAGTGCAATAGATGATGCCGTAGGAGAACCAAACGCCATCTTTGATGATTCTTACGCTCATCTCGACGACATTAGAGAGGTCTACTTCAATAGGTTGACGGGACCCACTGATTTTCATAATGTCTTCTTGTTCTCTAAGTGGTTCGAGGGAACGATTGGAAAATTAGTCGAACAGATCATTCCGGCTAACACAAGATATTTTGGGACAAACTTCGTGATTGAAAGTCACGTTCTCGAGAGAAATAGGATGAGATACACGTGGGGAGACTTATACCTCGGTGAGAATGATAGGCTTGGACTTCGTGGGACAATTGGTCTAAGCCAACTTCTTGCGACAATGAGGAGGAGCTGAGTGGGAACGACCATAAGCGGAAGTATTGAAGCGGCAAGCTCGCGACAGGGAGTTGAGATTAATGACTTCAGCCAAGTTTATGCTTCGATGCTTCCAAGGTTTCTATCGAATGCCGCACCCAGCATCGTCGTCAATGGTAGGAAGTTACAAAGCGGAGATGCATTTGACGACAGCATATCAAGCGTACTTGCAGGCAACAAGGTATCGGTAGTTCCCAATCATCATGCAGAGGACCGGGACATTGGCATGCCAAAGTCCCACTACAGTGACACGCCCTTTCATGAGATGGGACGCCTTGAGCCCGTTGCATACATACAGTCAGAAGACCTGCATGCCCTCTATCCGGTTATTCTGGATGAGGTCTCACCAATAGACCCAGGCCTTCTCAACGGAATCATTGAGCCACTACCGATCAGGCAGGCGGCCTCCAGGACAGCCCTTGAGAATGTAAGACTGTCAAAAGGGGTTACCAGTGACATCACGAGTCATCACATCGATGTGTTTGGTTACTCCATTCCAATAGAGCAGAAAGTGTACGACGTTGCAACGCAGAACAGCACGAGACCATACCAGGAATACGGTGTTGAATCCCTTATTCAGGAAAAAGCAATGTCTTACTTTGCCGACGACCCAATCACATCATCACCATACTACGAAGACAAGTCAAAAGAATCAAGAAGTCTCTACAAGGTTGATGACGAGATGCTTTCAGTGATTGAGGCTATGGGTACGCAGTTGAGAACATTCGGTATTGATTACCGTTCTGCAGCCGCAGGATATACTTTCATAGATGGCATTAATGGGACAGATTCCATAGTGTTCATGGACAGAAAAGGACGTTGATAAATGTCGAAGTTTGGTGATGCCAAGAGTCCTCTTGACCCAAGATTCCCATTCTCGGTTGAACCAGGCGGTAGCGTCATCAACCTCGCAAATAAGCTTAGCTCCCTGCTTGTTTATGACCCAGCCTCAGGAATCATCAAAAACCTAGTCGGCGGCCAGCTCATGCAAGGCGTCGGAACCCTAGACATCAGTAGGTTCCCGATCGCAGAACTCTTTGGTGCCCCATACGCATGGAGGACATCAAAGGTCACAACCGGACCGAACACTATCTACGGGCACTTTGTCGGATCAGGTGCAAGTTCTATAAACCACTTCTCGACAGGCATGACCCTGTCTTTCTGGTTTAGGAATAACAACGCACCAATCGGTGCCCCACCGACGGGCAATCTCCAAAGGACCAATAAGGTCATAGTCGTATCAGGCAACTCACTGTTGAACTTCAATGTTGAGCCTCAGAGAACTAAGTTCGCAGTGTATAACGTGACATCTCCTGATGGGCTTGGTGAGGAACTTGCATTTGGGTTCAACAACAATACGAGCGGCGGCACTCCACTCGTTCACACTCTAACAACGAGAGATTCAAGGGACTATCTCAACAATCCTCACACATTTGAAAGCTTTGGGTGGGGATCTGTCGCATTAAACCCAATGCAGAAGCCGATCACCCTTGGGTTTCAAAAGTGGCACCACGTTGTGATTGCAATGTCGGCTGGCGATTCATTTACGACAAACGGAAGGCAGATAAGAGAGAGGACGAACCAAGGGTACTCAGCCGTCTATGTCAACGGAGTTCTTGTGAATCGTTACATCGGCGGAATGGAACCCGGTGTCTTCATCAAGGGCTATGGCACGTACCCCTTTGAAAGTCTATCTCCTGATGGTTTCGTTACCGGCAGAAAGTCAGACCCACTAGACAAACTATGGTTTGCTTACGACTCTGCAACAAACAACAGGCACTACACGCAGTTTTGCACATGGGACAGGGTGCTAAGCACCGAAGAAGTTGAGGCCCTGTACTTTGGAACCAGGCAGGGCGTTCATACACAGGGCATTACCAACGTAAGCCAACCGCCAAGAAAACAGCGTAACCTGCCATCAAGGGTCACCAAGACCGTCAACATCGGATTTGATGACTCACCTGGGCCGAGAGGAAACACTGCGTATGATGACTCAAGGTCACTCATCGGAGACGTCAGCGTTACCCTTGGTTCAAACAATCTCACACCAGGCAACTATGGCATAAGCTATAATGCAAATCTCGACACCGACCTCAAGGGTGTCATTCCTGCAAAGCTTGCAATGGAGAGCGTTGGAAGCCTTCCAAGTGAGTTCACACTGTCACCCTTCAGTGAGAATCTTAGCCGTGAAAATCTTGTCACGCACGATGGGACCGAGGGCACAGCTCTCATAAGAATCCCGATAAACTCAGTCACTTCCTCGAGAAACCTACAGATCGCAGGCAGGACTGATTCTGCAATGGCCAAGAGAATCAGCATCACAACATACGGGTCCTTGTTCCTCAGTTCAGCCTTCAGGGACAACCCAGGCGCTTACATTGATGTCACGACTCCAGGCAAGCCTTATGCTGGTATAGCAGGCACGGGATTCCTCTACTACTCACCACAATATTCAACTTGGTTGGAGAAGAGGTCGACAGGCAACTGGGCTTTTAAGCTCTTTAGTGAGAAGACAGCCTCAGAGAGAAACGATGCAGTTAATTCGATAGAAGTTAACGCAAGGACCTTGCCGAATCCGGGTCTGGCAGACGTACTGAGGTCTGGTTATGGTTTTGCATCTGGTGCACTTGCGATTAGTTATGCAGGTGACGTTCTTGTCTCTTCATCGATAGCCTCAGACTACTTTGTGACAGGTGTCAATGAGACACTAGCTCAGTTCAGCGCCTCTCCTCAAATGGGCTATTTCTTACCGTTCAAGGAAAGCCTTGAGCATTTAGGGTATCACTCAATCGGAACACCTACCGTCACTTTTGGTGCTCCATTTGCTCCAAAGTATCATGCATACGACCATGAGACTATCAAACTGAACAAGTACATAGACAAGCCCTTTAGGTTGAAGAAGGTCATACTACGTGTGCCTGTCAAAGTTGTCAGGAAAAATGAGATCACAGGATCGACAACATCGGAATCGTTCACAGGCGAGTGGGCGAATAATGTTCCTGCAAGGAAAGACATGGACAATTACGTCTTCTTCCTATACAGACAGCGACGTTCTTCCTATGAGACTGACAGTGTTAACGACGTCTCCGCATCTGTAAGGTTCTTGATCGCATCTTCAAGTGTTTGTGTCTATAACTCTCCGTCATTTGGAAGGGCATTTGAGGATGGATTTTCAGACATCTTCGGCCAGAATACTCCCATATCTGCTTCAACAGGGTATAGCACGGTTGATGAGCAGCTGAACTCTCTGTACTCGAAGATGAACAATCTTCTCATTGACCCGTTGCTATCACAAAGTCTTACAAGATGGGATTCACCACTTCATGGACCAAGTGTTGCGATAGATGCCCAACTTGACAATTTCGGGTTAGGCACACATACTTTCGAAAAAAGTTTCTATCTAGAAGCGGAGATGACGCCTGCTGTAGTTCTGGGTGGCAATCCTCCTGCAACATTGACGTACTTGACTAGCTCCACTACGGCTTATTCTACTTCATTCTTCTCTGTTGACAAGTACACAGGTCCCCTTGGTGGAGGATCTCCTACTGCTGATGAGCTGGTTGATCCTGCTAATTGGGCACAGCAGGGATACAACAGGCTGTTCAATAGATACCCGTACACAGGAAGCTACTTGAACCTTAACGCCAGTAACACGGCGCCGCCCATAACTTCAATCATCCAGAATCAGTGGGTTGGTGGTACAAGGCAACCAAAGCTCAACAACTCTGCAAGAGGAAGTGTCACGGCATCGAATCAGTACGATGCTAAACTGATAGCGCAGCCTTACTTCTCTTTCATTCAAGGTGAACCTTATACATTGACACAGCGAGAAACCTACTTTAATGAGGAAGTTTCTCTAAACTTAGGCCCTTGGGGAACTTTTAGAATATACAAGGCGCCTGAGTTTGATGATCCCTGCTTTGACATTGAACTTGGAAGAACAGGCATGTCTGTGGGTGACTATGCAGACAATATCTTTAAGAAACCCTTCCCATTAACTGTAGATGGAAGGTCAGTGCCAGGTGCAACGGCCAATAGGGCAAGAGGTCCACTACCAGGAGTTTTCCAAAGAACCAATCTCATAAGGTTCATGAGCTCATCTGCTGAGAACCTTGATACCACGGTAGCTGGATCACCTGTCTTTCTTACTGCAAGCCAGTCAAGCATTGGAACCATGTCTGGTTCTAACATGGCCGACCTTGTTTCATCGATGACAGTTGGGTTCTTTACTGCAAGTCCCAACACCAACAAGCAGATAGTCCGGGACTACATACTTTTGCCAAGTGATGAGCTCATCCTTGGGCTTGATGCAGGAATTACACCTCCACCTGATGTGACACCCACGTATGATGACCCACACCCAGATGCATTGGGTGGGATAGATCCGATACTGGAGATTACTGTACCATGAGCGCCTCTATTGACCACTCTTATGTTGATATGGATGTTGAGTCAGGTGAGAAGACTTTCACGATTAGGAACAAAGGATTTAAACCTCTTCGAATAGTCTCCGTAAGTCAGGAGAATCAGAGCTTTCATTACACTCCTTCACTTACAGATATCATAGGAACCGTTATTGAGCCTGATGGTGCCTATACAGTGACCAGTAAGGTTCAGCTTGACAAACAGGGCCAGCAATCCGATACTGTCACAATAACAGCTTCAGGATTGACTGAGGAGATAGATCCGGATCGTGCATCTTCATGGACGGGCTCAAGTAGAATGACGGCTGTTGCAATTGTTACCGATGCAACTCTAAGCATCAAGCAAAACACATCTTTAGGATTTAAAGATATGTCAGCTTTCACCTTTCCGAGTATAAAGCTCAACGAGACAAAAACTCTCAAAGTGTACCTCTCAAAGAAGTCTGGAAAATTCCCACTCAAGATAAGCAGCGTTACTCCTGTGTCGGTATCTTCAATTGGATGGGATGTGTCTATAAGTTCAGGAAAACTCTACACATCAACAACATCCATTGGCGGCGCGTTCACAGGTTCCACGCTTAGGTTACCAAGACTCTTTGACAAGACAACCGAGGTGGCAGAGTACACCATTACCGTGAAAGGCAAAGCACCATCCGAGGCTCTTCGTGGAAGAATTGACATAGTGTCGAATGCCGGAGGGAAGACAGGGACAACATCGATAAGTCTCAGTGGTTCAATGAGTAATGGTGAGACTTCTCTATACAGGACAGGCCAGGGTGTCGAGTCAGAGTATAACTTTGGAACGATTGCTAGGGGTTCATCAAAGACAGTGTCTTTCACCATTGAGAACATAGGAGGCTATTACAATACGGTAGACATAATCAAAATGTCTACAAGCTCTACCGGTGCGTCAACATACTCAAAGGACAAAAATGACGACATAACTAACGTGGGCACAGTTGACTTTGGGTTTGAACTTCAAGGCCTCCCATCAACTCCTTTCACTCTAGCACCTGGTGAAAAGAAGACATTCAACGTAAAAGTTGTGAACAACATTGACACAATAGCTGCTTATTCACTTTCTCTTTTCTTGGACTCCTTGAACGACGACGCCTGGTTATTCGTTTACTCTACTGTCGGTGGTCCAAACAAAATGAAGATAAAAGGGAAGTTTACTCTCTAATGCCAACATTTACACCGCGTTCGAAGTACAACGCTTTCAATACATCAATCCTTCGTGAAAGGCTTTTACACTTTGCTGGCAACTCATACCTACAGATCCTGCCGGGAGATGCAGAAATCATACTTGTAGGTGAGTATGTGAGTGATGATGAAGCCGTACAACTTCAAAGAGACCCTGTCTCTGCGGATGTTACCATTCCTGTGGGCAACGACTATGTCCTTGATGATTTTAGGGTTGCTGAAGTTGACTCATACGTGGGCTCATATCTGTCTTTGACGTTTACAGGTTCGATGGATGATGGAACTAGAAGGGCGATATTTGATGCTACAGTTCGAACAGGAAGTCAAGATCCCGGAAATGTGAAGTCAACTGTCAAGGCTGTTAGTCCAAGCATCGTTTCATTTGATGAGTACATGACTGGCGTTAACGATTCACCAGGTCCATCCTCTAGAAATGCTCCTGGTAATTCAACAGTTCCTGCAAATCCATTCGGTTGGGGAGGTCCTGATCTACCAAAGATCATCGGTGGTGTGCAGATAGCATCACAATCCTTCTTCAGAAGCGCCACAGGTAACTTTAGAAGAAAGCCGAAGATTGGAATTGCCGCAAACCTCAGTCCTGTATCGCATGGACAACTGAAGGACCTAATCAAGGGGCCCGTCAATACGAAGACTTACGATGTGTCTAGACCGCATGGTGGTCAGTTTGATAATGCTCCGCTTCTTGTGAAGTTTGTTGTATCTGGCAATGTTGTTCCTCCAACGCAAACAACAAGCCAGAACATCTCGCCAACAGGAATTGTTGAAAATCCTTTCTTTGATGGTCAGGCAGTTTCTAGAGAAACTGACGAGCTCATAGTTACAACATAATGGCTGGTCTACTAGATCCAAAATCGCGTGTTATAGACGCAATCATCACCGAGGTCGGAAGACAGCAGGCAGCTGCAGGTGGATTACGCATAAGGTACGTCACATTCAGCGATCAGACTTCTGCTTACGATGGCAGCGATGGAGTTGCTATAAAATCTTCCGTAGGCCTCGGATTTGAGTCTAACCCGTCAGTTTGGGACACTATCACCGTTGAGACCGATGAGAGTGGGCTACTGCTCCCATTCAGTGGAGATGATTTTACGCTTACTGGTGATGGTGCTGCGATAGTCAGCGGCTCAATTGATGAAAATGCCCAAGTCACGTCGATGATAGTCTCATCATCTATGGCGTCATTTGATAACATTCGAGCCCTAACATCTCTCGAACAGACTGTGAAGGATGAAGGCCTACAGGTGACACCTGCGCAGCATCAATTCACGATCAATGAGAACCTTCCTTTCACAGGTGAGCCTCCGATTTCATCAATCGATGACGTTGAGTCATTCTTCGCAGATATGCGACTTGCAAATGTTCCAAACTTCAAATTTCTACCACCTGTCCAAAAACAACCCTCAGCTGCGGGTGGAACCCTTCCACTTGGAAGATACATCGACCTATCAGAACGTGATAAGCTTGCAGCAAGACCGATTGCAGCACTTGAGTCCTTAGAGTGCTGCAACTTCGAATTCAGCAGGCAGACAGAAAGGCACACGCTTGCAATACAGGTGTTTGAAGAAAATAGTACAGGTGTTAGAAAGCTTGATGTCATTCCTTATGGAAACGTCGGATTCTCCCCCGAGGGTTCTAGAAGCATGCTTTACTACGTTGGAAAGGTGTTTGAGGACGGTTTCGGAGTTCCCACCTTCGTCAATATCTTCACTGTGGTGATAGAGTGAGAGTTAACATCAGGACATCGGGAGTCATTAAGATCGGCTCCAGCATCATCGAAAGCATTACTTGCAGAAGTGATGACATCATGTATGCCGATATGCTTCTCGCACTTGGAGTGAACATTCCTGCTATCCTTGAGAAGGGCGGCAACAGCCTGCGGCTGAGCATATTCAACAGGGAAGTTTCCTTTGAGACGAAGCCATTTGCAATAGACGTTGTGGGTGACTCACTCGTGTCCGCTACAACCTCAGAATCGATGGAAAAAGACAGGATTACAAAGATCAGGGAAGAGCTTTGTCTTTACTCTGATGTGATTGACATCACTCGTTTCATCGCAAATGATCAGGCAAAATCCTCGAACTTCTCATCAAAGAAGAACACCCTTGATGTTGTAGCTGTGGGTTCAAGCAAAGAGTTCCAGACGGGAAACAATCTAGTCCCAGTGTTGCCTGATATCTCTAGCGATATTGAAGAACTTGATGAACAGCAGATGAGAATGCTTGTATATCGAGGCTCTGATCCTGCAATGGCTTCTACAAAGTTCCCCGTGCAAGATCCAGGCAGCATACGCATAACAAAAAACGAAAATGCACTGAGGCTTGACAGTAAGACTAAAACCAATCCGATGTCAGTCTATAGAAGACTAGGCCAGCCCGGCGTGTATAGAACCCTGAAGTACACGACCGACTATTTTCAAGTGAAGCACACGGTATCCCTACCCTTTGCGACCCTGACAACTACACCACAGCTTTTCTTTCACATCGAAGCTATTGATAGGCTGGGAGTTACCCTTGATTACGCTGTTAGCAAGATTGAAACAGTCAGCATTATTGAAGATGCTAACAGGCAGATCGCAAACTCCACAGGTTCGACAGGGGTCACAACGACTATCTACACACGTGAAGTACAGCCTCCAAGGACCACAAGGCTTGGATACTTTGTGCCATCACAGCTTCCACCACTCACACAGTCCGGCATTATCCGTGGAAACCCAGTAATCGTCCGTAGAATAAACAAGCGTGAAAATGACTTTTCCACAAGTCACGTAGGAAAAGTCTTCCTACGAAAGAGAGCAATTGGGACTGACAAATCAAAGGGCAGTGATGAGGTACCATTCTTCCTGAATAGAAAGGAAGATAACCTTCAGGCTGTCATTCCAAAGTTACCGCAGGGCATAGTCGCCGTAGGACTACAAAGAAGGGACGTAAGTAGGTTGTCTGGTTTTGTAAACGTTGGTGCTATGGAGCTTGTTCAAGCCGGAAGCTCAGTGACCTTTACTGACACAGGCATGCGTGATGTGACAACTTATGAGTACAGGATAAAGTTCATAGACAACAAGTCCAACCAGCGATATAGCACTAACACATGTTTGTATCGATTTGTCTCGTCTGTACTATCACCATCAGCCTTCCTATCAGTTGCCAATGTTTCTACAACGCCTGCCGCAACATCAATCGGAAATGTTCCGTTAGTGACGATACAGCTGAACTCGTCTATTGCCGACCGTGGGATAGCCGACTCTGATACAATCCTTGCTGGTACCGGAGGAAATCGAGGAACGCTGCTTGCAGAGCAATCTTTGAATCCTGGCAACTACTCACCTGCAATGGCATACTATGTGAAGAGATTCAACATCAGAACAGGTGAAATTGAGAACATTGGAATCTTCACTGATGCAAACATCGTAGATGACAGTGCTTTGCCCAATGGCTCTGCAAAAAGCGCAACTCCCCTAAGCTTCTTCGAGGAGTACAGGTACATCATAAGCCTCTGTCTTATCCCACCGTCTTCCTTGTCAACTAACTTGGTGACGAAAGCAGTAGACCCAAGTACGGGCAGACAGTACACCTTTAACTCATACAAGTTCAGGTCAAGGAATCGATTCACCGACCTACCGTCATCTAATGAAATGTCTAACCTTTCCTCAAGATCAGTTCTAAGAAGAAACACCGACAGCACTCAGGTTGGTATCGAGTGTTCTGTAAAGGTAAGCTTTGAAAGCCTTATGCCAAAAGTGACCGACATTGATGTGAGGAAGACTTACAATAGAAGTAATCTTGTGACGTGGAGGGTGTCTGGTGACCCAAGGCTTGTAGACCACTTTCAAGTATATGCAGAGGCTGATGGCATCAAGGCCTTGATAGGTTGCACTCATGCATTTACCAATGACGGCACATATCGATATGATGATACGCAACTTTATGAGAGGCTTGGAAGCGTGACATACAGTGTCAAGCCTGTCACACTGGACCTCACAAGAATTGACAGCGGTGCTTATGTATCTATTGTGAAGGACAACACACTTCCCGACTATCTCAAGGTGTAGGATGCCGATAAAAAGTGCGTTCAGAAGATCGATACTGAACTCGCAACCAATTCCGCCAGCCCCATTGCGGCAAACCCCAACATCCATGACCGATTCTGTCGCCTTGAGTGATTCACTTATTGCGACATTCGACGGTGGTTTCGCAACAGCAATAACAAGACAGGACTCAGTCACTTCTGACAGCGCTGATGCAATACCGCTGGTTAGAGGAATCAAGGACTCTAATCTTGCCACAAGCGTCTCATCTGACCCTGAAAGACCTGAGCTTTTGTCGCTTACGGGGCATTTTAAAGAGCCTGTAGAATCTATTGATGAGATTCTGGCTCTTCGTGACTTTGAGGCATCTATCGACGAAGCAGATCTTTCTCTCTTCTATGAGAAGATGCTAGTTGGACAACAGGCGCAAAAGATCTCAAAAAGGGCTGATGCGGCAAATGCCGCTAGAAGTGAAACAGAGGGTAACGTTTTATCCCTATCAAGAATGACTAATGCAATCGATACCTTTAGAGATAGCTGCGGTTTCATTAGTAATCAAGATAGAATACACAAGGGAAGCAAGAAATTTCTTGAGGCTTTGCCACTTGTCTACGGAGAGAACCCCACAGACCAGAACCTGACGATACAGCGGACACTCACAGGACTCAGCGACATCACAACAAGTTGCAACACCTCCCTTGTGACCCTGTTAGCCTACAGCCTTCTCTACCCAGGATCAGTTAAGTTCGAGAAGCCAGAAGTAGGTGATAAGAAACTGCAGGCTTTCGCTGTTCCTGTGGTAACGTCAGACCCAGTCAACCAGCTCTTGGCAGCAATATCGGTGATTGACCCCAGCACACCAGAAGGCTTCCTTGAAGCCGAATCTCTACTGCCTCAAGACCCTACGGCAAGGATTGCATTGATAGCCGAGGCTCTTGCATATGAGCTGTCAATATCCGCGGGAATGTCCAGGCTTGAGATTGCTAGCCTGGCAACTTACATCAAGGAAACTGTCGGTTCAACGACATCGGCAATAAACGGTCAACCGCCTGCCGGAACGCTTTTGAGCGCGTTCAGAGATGGACAGAACTTACCGCTTGAAATTAATGACACATCGATCAACGGCAGTGATTATAAGGGAATACTCACCGCTTATGTCGATGGTCCTGTAGGAAGCGGCTCACTTGATTTTACTGCACTTGAAAATGCAGTCAAAGCTGTGACACAATCACTTGGAAAACTGCTTGAGGATACCGGTAAAATTCGATGCCTTGATGAAGCCTCAGAGTCTTTAACTGCTGCAAACATCATAGCAGAAATGGCAGCGGCTGTTTGTGAAGGCACTTCAACACTTGGGCTAAGTGTTGATACGGCGAGGTCATCACTGCAGATTGCACAATTGCTTCTCTTCAAGGAAATTGCGACAACTGCGTCAACAGGAGCAATCCTGGAAGCGAGATTCCGGACATTCAGCTCCCTGATAACGACATCAAGCGAGACAGTACAAACAGAAACATCAGCAAGTGCATCATCGGACACTAAGACTGCCTCAACTTCAAAGAGTGAGTCATCAAAAACTTCAAACCAGCAATCATCAAAGTCTTTGAAAGTCACCGTTGATGGTGCTGTCACCAACGTTAAGGTTGAAGATACGACAGAAAGTAAAGTACAGGCAATGTCGCCTGGGAGGGTTGCTCCAAGCACGCTTTCATCTTTGACGACAAGCGGCTCAAAGCTCTCATCCAGCAGGTCCGCGGGAATCGGAAATGCAAGGGGAACGAGCTCTGGAAAATCAGCGGGAACTGCAGAGCAGACTGCTTCAAAGAATCAAACTTCGTCAAAGACTTCAAGTGGAAGTAGCAGCGGAACATCAACTGTCGAAAGTGTACAAGAAAATAGCGACCTTGAAAGCTTGATATACAAGACATTCACAGGCAAAGGCGGATCTGGTCACATAACAGCAAACTACAACTCCAGCTTTGAGATAACCGGAGAAGAGCTTATTGTGAGCCAGCAGTCATCTGTGAAAAATGACGAGTTCACAAGAGCAGGCCTAACGTTCTCATCGATGGGAATCTTAGGGTCAAAGGATCTTCTTCGTCGTTTCTTGATGGGTGATAACATTGATGTCATTAGCGTTGTAAGTCAAGCAGCCAACACTGTGACATCACCTACGCCCCCACCGACAGCTAAAGAGGCACCAGCATCTTCAAATCGCACTAAGAAGTCACCTCATGGAATTCTGTCGATGCTTGAAAAGTACACTTCAAGTGGAAAAACTACAGCAACAGGTTTGCCAGGTGTAAGTTCTCCCATTTCGAAGAGAAGTTCACCAACGTCAGGTATAAAGTCAAGAACGTCAAAATGGCAGTCAAATGCCAACAGTGTCACTTATGCAGCCAGTACGGCATCACCAAGACTTGAAAATATCCTCGGAATCAGGTCAAACTCTACAAACCTAACCCCGGCAAAAGAATCATCAAACGTTCCAAAGAAGTACGCTGTAGGCAAGATTACGATCAAGGAAGATGATAACGATGTTATCGAAATTGTCGGTAATGTTAGTAAACAAGCAGCTCAAACCTTTAGGGGCAGAGACCTAGTCGCAAGGCAGGCCGTTCCAAGCGAACAGGCTGCAAACGTAAGCCCAGAGTACACTGCTTTCCTCGAACTATTCCCGGCACTCAGCCAATCAGAATCACAGACATCATTCAAGTTTGCAATGCAAAGCCTTCGTGACAGTCTTAAAAATGAAAGCGATGCAGGGCAAAGCCTCCTCTCAGGCGAGTTTAGAAAGGTCGTTGACACAATTTTTTCTAACACTTCAAACATTGCAGGTAAACCAGGTCTTGTTGATAGTTCCACGCTAAACTACTCGCTCAGCAGGCAAACTATAGAGTTCCTCTGTTTCAGTATGTTTAGCAGCATGTGTTCATTCATGCCATCTGTCACAGGAACAAGCATTACATCTGCTGGAAGGTCTGACTTTGATGTTTCAATTGACTATGACAGGAGTGCAATGCTTCGACTCTGGAACTCTATGAACGGAGTTGCAGAGCACAAAGGGAAGATATCTGAACTTCCACAGAAGGTAACTGACAGTCCTGAATTTTCGCTTCTAATCAACTGTATGCGATATGCGAACAAGGTCACTGAGACCCTAAAGATTCGTTATGCTGTAATGCAGAACTTTGTGAGCACTTACTCAACGTCAACATCGACCCTAGTTTCAACTATGAAAGATCCTTCGCTTCTTGAGCTTGTCACTAAGCTTAGAAAGTCAGGACAAGAATCTATACTGCAAGAAATCACTCAAGAAACCGTTAGCTACGCACAGCTGAGCCTTGCCATGATTAGGGGTCCACTGTCACTTGACAGAACTTCAAGGATGACAAGAATTGCAAAGAACATCACATCACTTCTGCATCGCAACTTTAGTGTGCAGGAAAGTTCTGACTCCCTTGTTGCGTGCGTTGGATTGCCAGCAAAAACCATTGAGTTTCTAAGAAGAAGCCAACCGTCAGCGGGTATCAAGACGGGACTCAGCGAGTACATTGAGATTACTTTCTCGAAACAGGATATCCAGTTTCCCGATCTTGTGTTGAGAAACACGGTGTTCAGGTTTTGTCCTCGCCTTGAAGTCGTTCCAAACTTTACGAGTTATACGAATATCAGGGACGCAATGAGAGACTTCTTGTACCTTTGTCACGATGGAAGCGGTTGGGTAACAAAGGATGTTAACGAAGCAATCACATTCGTGAGTGAAGTAACGGGCCTTGAGAGGATCTCAGCATATGTCATTGTCGTTAACCACGCAATAGATGCAATATGCAGGATTGCAAGTTACGCAAGTGGAACTGCGGGCCTCTATGAGATGTCAAACCCACAGGGTTCCAGTGTCATGTCAACGGCAGGTGCAGAGCTTGCTCTAGAAGAAATGAGAAACAATTCTGTCATGAAAGTTGCAATGGGTAATCTTCTGCCAGGCAACTTCATGCAGCAAGTCCCGGGCGGCTATAGGTTCATGAGATTTTCTGAGCTTGATGGTCGAGCGGCAGTTGCAACGGATCAGTCGAGGCATCGATTGTTAGGCAGTATCCTTTCTGATCCGATCTTCACATACGAGAATGGGTATACTGTTTCTAGATGTTTCACACCCTTTGAAAGGGTCTACAATTGTGTAATTGATCCTGACGAATTCATGATAGACAAGTCCCGAACACAGTCCACGGTTAGTGGAAGAACTGCATATGACAAAGTCGTAGCCGACGGCTTAGTTGACGTTTATAGCGATGTTGCAGTATTCAGGGACACTTCATCAAACTCTTTGTTTGACGGCTCGGCATATGCAGTAAAAGTGGAGCTCATAACAGAATGAAGGCGTCAACATTCACATCAAACGTTCTCTCAAGGATATCGCTTGAAAAACCAGTGATAACTGAGGGTAAGTTCACGTATGGCTACTTCACTCCGGACGAAGCTGTGACGGAGGGACCTGTGCCGGGTACACAGCTGACGAGAGAAAACTCAAGAACTCAACTACTGCTGTCACCCAGGCGGAACACAATTGCGATCATGCCTACGAGTTCAAAACGAACATCGTTAAGCAGTGAAAAAGCTGTTTCTCTAGTAAAAGAGAACATCAACAAGCTGTACTCTTCTGAGGACATTGGGAATACTGGCGCTACTACAATTGCGTCCCAAGACACGAATGTCCTTGACAGGGCATATCAGCTGATACTCAGAGCCGCTGAGTCGCGTGAGATAGAGGGAAACTTTACCGACATAGCGGCAGACCTCGGCTTATCACTACCAGACAGTGTTGACAAATCGCTCCTACAGGAACTTGGAGTCAGATATGCAAGCGCTGGCGCCCAATTCGCAGTAGATAGAAACAGGATAGAGTCAGGAAAGTTCGGTCAAGCAAGAAGCTTTACAAGCACGACTGTTGTCGCAGACAAGTTTGCCCTTGACATCGTTTTGAATACTCCACAAGCTTCACCAGGTGCAAGTGAGGCACTGCAGGAGGTCAGAAATGATGTAGCGGCAGTGCAGTCTATTGCAAGGCAAGAGAACCAGCAGATAAGCTCAAATGATTACATCACGGTTGTAGATCCCGTAAGTGTCAAAGCAGGAAGTGCAAAAACTTTCGACTATGACATAAGTGCCCTGGCAAACGTAGTCTATCGTAAGGAGCACAGGGCGAATGGGATTACAAGCACAAAGTTGCTGTCTGTCATACCTGTTGACTCTCAAAACTTCACTGACTTTCAGGTAATGTATGGAACTCAGTATCACTACTGGATCCACACAGTGTACGTGATGAGAACCTCTGCCATCACTGCAAATACAGGTCAAGTCGTGACAGTCGACATTCTACTGCAGTCAGAGCCAAGTAACACAATCTCAATTCATTCTTCTGAGACAGTCCCGCCACCTCCACCGGCGGATATTGCAATAAGATGGGACTATTATGAGAGAAAACCTGTCGTCACATGGTCATTTCCACCAAACCCACAGCGCGACATAAAGTACTTTCAAGTATTCAAAAGGGCTAGTGTTAATGAGCCATTTGAGCTACAGGTCGAGTACGACTTTAATGACAGCCTTGTGAAACCCAAGCGCTACGAATCGATTGAGCCGACAAATACGAAACCAGTTGACACACCTGTGCTATCTTTTGTTGATGCTAACTTCAAGAAGGAAAGCACTGCAATATACGCTGTTGCATGTGTAGATGCGAGAGGACTTGTATCGAACTACTCGGCCCAAATTGAGGCTTCCTTTGACAAGATCAGGAATAGACTGTCAACAAAGTATGTGTCACCTGGCAATGCACCAAGGCCTTACCCAAACGTCTTCTTGCGTGGTGATCTCTTTCTTGATTCAATCGTGACTAAGAACAAAAGAAGAATCAAGGCTTACTTTGATCCTGAGTACCTGAAGCTTGTTGACAGGTTTGGCAATGACATGAAACTATTCGGAACTGTCGATGATGGAACCAGTTACAAGATCTCTGTCATTGATACTGATCGTGCTGAGGACCTTGTGGTCGATATGAGCATCACGGATTTACTTCGCACGAAAGCTGATTGATACTTACGAAGGTAGTAGGATTCCAACATGGGTTTTCTTGACCATTCAACTTCTAACATTATCGTCGACGCAGTTCTAACTGACATCGGCAGACAGTTCCTCGCAAGGAATGACGGCAGTTTCTCAATCGTCAAGTTTGCTCTTGCAGACGATGAGATAGACTACACGATGATTCAAAAGTACGGTAGAATCGTCGGTAAGGAAAAGATCGAGAAGAACACACCGATCTTTGAAGCACAGACGATCGCAGGTCTTGCACTAAAGTATCGCTGCGTGTCAATCTCCAATCCGAACCTTACCAAGATGTCAAGCATGACAATTACAGGTGAGGGACTTGATTCAAGTGGCACGACCCTGTCTATGACTGCGAGCTCCACGACTTCTTCAAGACTTCTGACATTCACGCAATCCGTGGTTGGCGAGAACCTTGTAGATGTTGAGCTTCGTGACCAGCAGTTCCTTGTCAAGGTTCCAAACAACTTTGTACAGATTGCAGGTGCAGCTCCGGACTATGTCGATGTCGACAACGTCGCATACTACACACTTCTTAGAAGTCCAACGACAACAGCCGCAGGTGGATCGGTGCTATCCTTCACGCTTGTTCTCAAGTCGATTACGGACACACAGTTCAGCGTCTTTGGCACGTCATCTGACAAGACTATCATCAAGGCGGTAGCTTCGGTCACAGGCATGCAATCAGGCGCAGTGAAGGACTTCAACATCACAATCTCCAAGTGAGAGGAAAATGGCTACTTTCAAGGAAATAACTGCGGCCGACATACAGACAACACGTACGGCCCTTAACCAGCTTATTGATGTCGTCCAGAACGACATATCTGGCTCCGCCTCTCGCAGGGGATATGCAGTATTTGTGACGTCCTCAACCGGAATCACGACTCTTTACTCTGTAACATCTTCGCTATTCCAGACTGTCTACGATCAAGATTACACACTGCAGACCGCAAACGCAATATTCGACATGACTGTTGGATTGTATGCGTCAGGTGGAACGGTGACGTCAGCCTCTGCAGGTGTGGATACTTCTGGGAAGTTGTTGTTCAGCTCCAACTCTCTCATGATGAGGGAGAAGGTTGACATGTATCGTTTGCATGCAGGAAAACTTCTTGGCGACTCAGACTCATCCTTCTTTGCGCCTTTCGACTCAACAAGCGTAAGTGACAGAATTGATGAGGCGATCTTCCTTGACTTCAAACGTCTCTTTACACGTGACAGAATCAAGCGTGAGACGTTTGCAATGCGTTTCTACACAAGCGGTGTTCTCGACGGATCGCAGAAGGTCACGCCGTTTGAAGCTTCAATAACCAACGGTTTCACAGGATCAAACCTAACTAAGACGTCTGTCTCAGGGTCTGCTATCTTTACTGACGTCGGTGCAGCCGTGAACAGGCGCGCAACTTTCGGTGGAGACGTAGGTGACATCGTCAACTCCGCAGATTCTACTAACAAGGTTGGCCTCCTCTTCTATGAGGCAGGGATAGCTGTTCTCGATGCGAAGAAGGTGATGTGGGGGCAGCAACATGTGTCTGGTGTAATCTCGGCGGTGACAAGCAGCATCTTTGGTGATGCGCAGGTGAACTCTACAGTCATCGGTTCAAACTTCAACCAGTGCAATGTTAGTGCATCATTCATTCCTGACTTCTTCGTTTCTGCTTCGATCGATGACATTGTTGACCACATAGCCTCAGCAAGATTCCAATCAGGCTCATTCACAGCAGTCACATTCCAGAACCAGACGAACATAAACTCTACACTTCTCTTCTGTAGGGCGTCGGCAGATGAGTTCAACTACTCAACAAACCCAACTTTCACGGATGAGGGTGGCAACATCACGGTCATTGAAAGCGGTCAGGAAGACTCACAGAGGACATTCACATTCCCAACGACGGTCGGACTGTACGATGCAAACAACAACCTTCTTGCGGTTGCAAAGTTCTCAAGACCCATCGAAAAGAGTGACGAGAGGGACCTCACGGTACGGGTCAGGCTGGACTTCTAATGCCACGGCCTTTGGAGGCTGACCCATGTCGTTTGTAAGACTTCCCGAGGGCGCCCTTGACACGTTTGGTGTTATTGCAAGGCCACATCGAACATACACGTCTTCTTCTTCTGGAATCACGGGTAGCGTAAAAGTTTACCAACGATCATCAGAAAACGAGAAGGAGAGGACTGTATTCGAAGACAAGTTCGGAGATGACAGTCCTGATGGTAAGCTAAAGGACTTTAGGAATAGTCCAAGCCTCACAACTGCTGAAGAGTACCTCAACTCTGTGAACCTGAGCCGTGTGTCAGGTAGGCATACAAAATCAGTTGGGGTCATTAGGTTTGAACCATCATTCGAGTTCACCAGTGACACTCTGAGGAAAGGTGTAATCAGGAATGTATTATACCCCTTCTACGCATCCTCATATCCCCAGTTGAACTGGGGATTCACGAATTACCTGAGTCTTCACTTCCCAAATAGTGTGGGCCCAAGCTCAGCATCGCTTGTTTACCCATCGTCAGGAGCTTTTGGGTACGTTCCATCGAGTTCATTCACGATCGAGACTTACTACAAACCTTCTTACACTGCAGCCACCCACAGGCCAGGCACGATCCTTCACGCTTCCTCATCTTTTGCGCTGTCAATAGTCTCAGGATCGAAGAAGGATCCGTTTGGCAATGTAGCTTCATACAGGGCAATGCTACAGCTCAGTCACAGTGCTGACATTCCGCCCAGTGAAGTCGACATTACCTTGCCGAACAATGGCAGGTCATTCCCTGGAGATCTCATCTTTCTTTCCGATGAGAACATACGATTCAATGAGTGGTCTCATATCGCAGTCAGGTGGGGTCCAAACAACAATGGTTCGACTGGCTCCTTCTACATTGATGGTGTCAAGTCCGGTGAGTTCTACATCCCATCAGGCTCAGTTACCTCTGGAAGTATTGCAAATGAAGCAGTGTTCATTGGCAACTTCTTTGAGGGACCTCTCACGCTTCTCAATAGGCCTTCGGGTTTCTTTAACCAGGATGCCGTAGTCAATGAAGGCGTGACTGACCTATTCAACGCGACACCGACGTATCCAGAACAGCCTACAACTTTTGATTTGCGGCATCCTCTTGTAGGTGAGATACATGAAACAAAGATCTGGGACAGGTTCCTTGGTATTGCTGAGATTCTGACAAGCTCACTTCAAGGAACGACTGTCGATGAGAACCTTCTCTTTTACTTGCCTCCCTTCTTCGTCAAAGAGTCCCCTTCAAGGAAGGTCTTGCAAACTCCGTTCCAAGACACGCACACAACCACAGACGATCCAATAAACGTTGCAATGAGCTTTGGAGTAGGTGGGCACCTCATAAACCTTGAGAATCATGTCAGGGAGATGGTAAAGGGTGTCTATCCAAGACTGCTTTTCCTAACGTCAAGCACATATGACCTTGCTTCAACCTCAAACGCCGAAGCTAACGTCTACATTTACGGCAATGGCCAGATGCAAAGAAGGAACCTCACCATCTTGCCGTGTGACAATGGCAAGATGGAGCCCAACTTTGGGTTCCTCATATCAGGAAGTGACTACGGTTCAAGCGGATCCGTGACTGACAAGTTTGTCACTGACCTGGGAAGTTTTGACGCTTCGTTTGTTAACGTGAGCAACCTCGTCCCATCATCTTCCCTATTCCCGGGCCTCGTTCAAGAAAGTGATATCATTGATGAGATTGTAGGTGCAAGCCCTGAAAATCCCGGCGTTGCGCCAGGATCGGTGTTAACCATCTTTCAGAGGACAAGGGACGGAAGCTCTAATGCCGTCTCGGTCTTTGACAGTTCAAATCTCATGTACGGCGGAAGAATACACCCAGGTTCTTTTGTGCTGACTGACAATGACTTCTCAGGAAGCGATGGGACAATGACGATTCGTCTTCGTGATAATGGCTTTGGTGGCCTGTATCGTGCTGATGCTTCGTCATCC